ACGTTATGAATTTTAATAAAATTATTACGCCATTTAAGATTTTTAGTCTTACCTGCTCGGCTCTGTGTGGTCATAGTTTCAATCTACCATTCCATAGTTGCGTTACGATTTTTGTTTTTCGGCTACTCATGTCTAATGAGTTTAAGTGCCAACCATGAACATTGGAAGCCCTAGATAGCGGAGCACCATAAACCAATCCTCCATGCTCCATTGATCTGAGCATCTTTCCAATATCGCTAGGTCTTTTATCCAGAAAGTGTGCAAGCTCTTTTGCAGTGCGACCTGGACAGTCTTTGACTAAATGTAAAAGCGCTTTTCGTATTGGCGACTTCATTTCTTTTTCATAGTTAGCTTTTTTTGCGTTAGTAATCATCTACAGTACCCTCCAACGGCATTGCTCTGCCTTCTCTACTTGTAAATTGCATACTCTCTTTGTGAAAGTATAGACCAAAATCTAATTCTGTGCCGTCTTGCCTATTTTTAACAAGTTTAAGAAAAACATCTGGCTGATTAATAAACTTTTCATCATGCGGTAAATTATTTTCACGCAATGCCAATGCTTTTTCTCTCTGTTTGTTTCTGAATACTACAAAAACTTTATCCGCTAAGTCTGCAATCTCACCTGCACCACGAATACTAAACTTACCAACCTGCTCATTCTCATCGCTGCCTTTTCTCATATGACAAACTAGGTGAATGTGCATCCTGTGCATTTTAGCTGCGGCTCGCAACTGATTAACAAACTCTGCCTGTTGACTGTAATCTTCTCGACCAACGCCACACATGGTTAAACTATCTATCACAAGATGATCAATATCTAATTCTGATCCTGCGTAATGTACAAGACCCAGAATACGCTCCTGTGGGACTTTATCTAAACAATCATAGATATGACCTACATCTTTCATGCGATCTAGCCAACCAAGTGCAAACTCTTTTGATGGAGCACAACCTGCTGCTTGACTGCACATCCATTGCAAGGTTTCCTCTGGCTTCATCTCCATTGACGCAACCAATACTCTGCGACCTCTCGCCATCAGGTAAGTGCATACGTTTGAAAGTAAAAGAGTTTTTCCATGCCCGTTGATACCGCTCCATACGGAGAGCTGTGACTCGCCCAATCTAACTGCGTTGTGAGTTTTAGACCAAGGTAGCTTATCGCCAACCAACCCTGAGCCATGACTCATCTGATGCACTAACCTATCGCCATAGGAATCAAAGCTGCCAATTTCTTGACTCTCTTGGTGTCCTATAAAGCTAAGTAGCTCCTTATCGCTAATATCAATTGTTTTCACTAGGAAGCTCCTTTGTGTCCATAACCCATAACAATTCATCATGGCTGTAACTTTTTTCGTCAATAATGTATCTTGCATAACCCAGAGGATTTATACATATTTCAGTTATCATTTTTCCCTTCACAGTATCACCAACCTCTATATAATAATTAGTCATCTCTGTGTGGTTGTATCTTTTAATTTCACTCATTTCTCTCTCCTAATGTTTTCCATGCTTTTGCTGCTGTCTGAGGAACAACAGCATTACCTAAAAGTCTAATTCTGTCCACCCTATCGGCACACCCATCAACCACTCTACCCACTCTGGGTTCAAGTGGCCACGACCACTCATGCTCTGCACCGCATCGGGTAGAGAATTGGTCATAGGGTTTCGATTCTTCGCAGCTAACGTCTCTGGAAGAACTGCCCCTTTGTAATCTCTGGCCGCTGGTGTCGGCCATAATAAAGACCCGCTTTCTTTGGTGGGGTGCGCCAACTTCACGCGCTGAGAATATTCCCCACGTTGTTCTGTAACCATCTGCTTCCAAATCGCTGATGACGCTGGAGAGTCCCAACGATATGTGTCCTTCGACATTCTCGAAAAAGCATCTATCTGGTCTGATGGTTTCAATATGTTGTCTGATGTACGGCCACAAGTGTCTTGAATCATCTTCTCCTTTTCGCTCTCCTGCTGCTGAGAACGGCTGGCAAGGATAGCCGCCAGTGATAATGTCAACTGCTCCTCGAAATAGGTGTGCTGGAAAGGTTTTAAGATCCGTCCAAATAGGTGCGGGATCCAGTTCGCCCGATTCCATCTTAGCGACCAGGTTCGCAATGGCGAAGGCTTCGATCTCCACATAAGCGATGACTCTATGCTCGACTCCAGTAAGCTCAATTCCTCTCTCGATTCCACCGTATCCGCTACAAAAGCTGATGACGGTTGGTAGTTCTTCGGCAGTACCCACATTACTCTCTCCTGTGTGTCAAGGACACATAACACGTTTAATTGTCCGATGATTGAATTTTCTAAACTTTCATGGAATATTCAATCGGTAATTTAATTAAAAATAGTTTTCTTACCGCTAGTACACAAATACTTCCTGTTCAGTTTCTATCCAGACTGTTGCACCGCAAGATAGAGGATTGTTAGGCCTGCTCACAACCTTCGCTATTACATTGCGATCATCATCCAGAATATCTGCCTGGAAGCTTTTTCTATTCTGCTTGTAATCTTTAACTGTTAGTGGCGGTTTTAACTCGCCATCAGGATTCTTTTTGTTATATCTAACATTGTGTTGATTAACGTGTATTCTAGTTTTCATATCTATACCCATATATTTTCTGTTTGCGGTCTAGTATCACCCTTCTTAATCGTCAACACATCCCATTTCTCTCTTAACTTCGCAGGTGAAAGGATGTTTGACTTCCAGAAATTATCGCTGTTGGCAAACCTAAACAAATTCATTATGTCGTTATGCGTATGACCATCTGATTCACGCATAAGACGTATAGTATTTGCCCAAGCTTCTAGTGATGGTTTTTTGTGCTTAGGATTCAACGCAAGAAGCAAGTTATATATGCTTTCTGCGGTTTCTAAATCCCCATCTTCCCAGCGTAGGTTCTTTTTAGGTTTAGTTTTAGGTTTGTGTCCCAAATTTGGTACTGCTTTTGAGGAAATATCCCCCTCCCCCAATGCCGTTAATGGGCTACCCCCTATTGCTAAGAAGTATTGGTTACTTGAACCCTCAACTTTAGTTCTTGATAGCCAATTTTTATCGTTCAATAGCTTCAATGATTTAAGAATTGTCTTTCTGTCTAGCGATGTTTTCTTACAAATATAATTCACACTGGGATTGCACTGACCAGTATCTGCGTTATGGCAATCTGCCAAGCACAGCAGGACGAGCTTTTCCGATGAAGGCACTTCTACCTCCCAAGCCCAGAATGTCGCTCTAGCGCTCAATGAGAGCCTCTCAGAGCCATAAACGATTCCATCTCTGCTCTCTTATCCTCTTTACTCTGTTTCTTACCGTTCTTGCGTTGCTGATCAGAGATATGCAGGACAAATTCGTGATAATCCTTATCTTTATGTGGCTTTTTGCGGAAACTTTCTTGGCGATAACCATCTTCGGGGAACAAACTAGCCATAGAGATATCAACTGAATCACAAACTTCTTCTACTGAGCAACCTGCCCAGCAGTGAATTAGCGTGTTCCCAGATGCGCCAACGTCAACCTGTAGAGATGGACTGGAATCATCGTGTGCAGGACAACAAGCTATCCATGACTGCTGATGATCTCTGCGTGGTTTAACCTCTTTAACCATAGCTAACTTAGCGATTAAGCGTTCGACTGACATAATTCACCTCGTAGCTCCTTGATTAGTTTATACTCCCGTAGTCGTTGCTCAGGCACTTCGTCTTTCCACTGATAAACAGCCTGGACTTTAATGCCAAAGTATTCGGCCACCTGATTAGGTGAGCCAAAAAAACTTACAATGTCTTCGTAACTTGCTTTCATAAATACCTCTCTGTTGTTGGAGATTGAAATCTAGCTTACAAGATAGGATTTAGCAAGAACTTTTTACATTACAAAAAATTAATTTGTTTTTGCGTATAGTTGTACTATGATTAACATTCAATTTCTTGAGGAGGAAAATTGCATGAACAACATCCCAGACAACCCCGCACGAGTAGCACCACCAGAGCCACCATCTAATATAAACGCCAAAGAGATTAAGTATGATCTTCTTGATGCTTACTTAGATTCTGACGTTGACAATGGTGCGTTTCACGAAGAGCTAGAAACCTACATTATCGAGAACGGCCTAGTCCATCACTGGATGCGTAAGCTGTACACTCGTGAAGCTGGCCAAGTGCAGCTTGATATGCAGGACATTCTTAAATCATTTGTATCTGACTATGTGGAGCGTGTGCTATGAAGGTTAAACAATTAGCAGAAGATAGAAACGT